CAGAGGTCACAACTGTTGCTGGTAAAGCTACTGAAATAGGAAGATTAGGTACTGCTGACGCTGTTGCAGATTTAGCAATACTTGGTACTACAGATGTAGTAGCTGATATGAATACTTTGGCTACAACTGCAATTGTGTCTGATTTGGACACATTGGCTGACATATCTAGTAATATAACTACTGTTGCTGGTATTTCTGCAAATGTGACTACTGTTGCTGGTAATAATACTAACGTATCTACAGTAGCTAGTAATAACACTAATGTAACAAATGTTGCTGGAAGCATAGCTAATGTAAATACAGTTGGAGCTGCTATCTCAAATGTAAATACAGCTGCAAGTAATATTTCAAATATCAATACAGCTGCAAGTAATATTAGTAATGTTAATAACTTTACTGATAAATACCAAATAGCTTCCTCTAATCCATCAACAGATGGTGGTGGTAATGCGCTAGCGGCTGGAGACTTATATTACAACACTTCTGCTAACGAACTTAAGGTTTATAACGGTAGTGCTTGGCAAGGTGGTGTTACAGCTACTGGTAACTTAGCTGGTCTAGGTGCTAACACATTTACTGGTAACCAAACAGTAAATGCAAACATTGTTATATCAGGTACAGTAGATGGTAGAGACGTAGCTGCTGACGGTACAAAACTTGACGGGATAGAAGCAAGTGCAACTGCTGATCAGACTGCTGCAGAGATTAGAACACTTGTAGAGTCAGCGTCTGACAGTAACGTATTTACTGACGCAGATCATTCAAAACTAAATGGTATTGAAGCTAGTGCAACAGCAGATCAAACTGCTAGTGAAATTGTAGCTTTAATTGCTGGACAAACTATTGCACCAAACGTAATAACAACAACTAACTTAACCCTAGACTTCGGATCAATCGCATAATGGCAAAATTATTAAAACTAAGACGTGGAACTACCACGCAACATGGTAGCTTTACTGGAGCCGAAGGTGAAGTTACTATTGATACAACTAAAGATACAGCAGTTGTACATGACGGCTCACAAGCTGGTGGTAGACCACTAGCAAGAGAAGATCTGGACAATGTATCTAGTGCTAGTATAGCTGGTAAGCTAGCGACTGACTCTTTATCAGTAGGTCAGATTGGTGGTGGTACATTACCAACTGACGTAAAAGTTGCAGACGCTAACGTAGATGGCAACTTAACTATTGAAAACGCAGACGTAACAAACACAGCTGCAATAGCTGGAAGTAAAATTACTCCAGCATTTGGTGCTCAAAACTTATCTACATCTGGAACCGCAGCAACTGGAGCTTTAACTGTTACAGGTAATATTGCTGTATCAGGAACAGTTGATGGTAGAGACATAGCAACTGATGGTACTAAGTTAGATGGTGTTGAAGCATCAGCTACTGCTGACCAAAGTGCTGCTGAAATAAGAACTTTAGTTGATTCTGCTACTGACAGTAATGTATTTACTGATGCAGACCACACAAAACTAGATTCAATAACAACTTCAAACGGTGTTATAGTTAATGGTGTAACCGCAACAACACAGTCTGCATCTGATAACAGTACAAAAGTTGCAACAACTGCTTACACAGATACAGCAATATCAAACTTAGTAGACTCATCTCCTGGTGCTCTTAATACTCTTAACGAGTTAGCAGCAGCCGTAGGTGATGATGCAAACTTTTCTACAACTATTACTAACAGTATTGCTACTAAAATGCCTTTGGCTGGTGGTGAATTTACAGGTGACGTAACTTGTGAAAACATTACACCTGACGGAGATAGTTCTAGAAACTTAGGTACAAACTCTGTAAGGTTTGCAAACGTATACGCTGACAACTTTGTTGGTGCTGGTGGTAACTTAACAGGTATTGAAGGTGTACCAAGTGGTGTAATCGCCTTGTGGTCTGGTGCAACAAACGCTATACCATCTGGTTGGGTTATATGTGATGGTAACAACAGCACACCAGATCTACGAGATAAATTTCTTGTTGGTGCTGGTAACTCTTACTCTGTAGCTGCTACAGGTGGTGCAAACACTGTAACTTTGGCTACATCTGAAATACCAGCTCATAGTCATACAACAAGTAACCATACTCACTCTTTTAACGCTGGTAACCATACCCACTCATTTAGTGGATCAGGTTCAGCTAACCATTCTCACAGCATTAGTGGCAATGTGTGGCGTTCTGGTGGTGGTTTTGGTGTTGGAGATTGGGGTGATGGTAGTTTTAGTGCTCAAGGAACTAATACTAGTGGTGCTAACGTAAGCATATCAGTTAGTGGTAATACAGGCAACGGAGCCGTAAGTGGTAACACAGGTAACTCGAATCCTTCAACTAATAATACTGGTGATGGCGGTGCTCACGAAAACAGACCTCCATATTATGCACTTGCTTATATTATGAAGACTTAATTTTATCATACCACCCATGAAAACTTTCAAAGATCTCATATACGAGAACGACAATTCATTGTCACCAGAAATTTGTAAAGAAATCATTCTTCGCTTTAAACGTGACGACAGAACAAAACCAGGAATAACAGTTTCAGGAAAAGTGATGCCTGATATAAAGAAATCAACCGATTTACCCATAAGCGGATTAGAAGAATGGAAAGATATTGATCAAATTTTATTCAAAACATTAACGAACGAAGTTGAAAAATATCAGGACACAATAGATAAAATCATAGGTGTACCTGAAATACCTTTATGGTCAGCAAATATAAAAGATGATGGATATAACGTAAAAGAATACAAACCAGGAGATTATTACAATTGGCATGTAGATACTTTTACTTTCGGAGATGCATGGTCAAGAACTATTGCATGTATTTGGTATTTAGACACTGTTGAAGAAGGAGGAGAAACTGAATTTAATTGTGGACATAAAATAACTCCATCCCCAGGAAAATTAATTCTTTTCCCATCTACTTGGACTTATCCCCATAGAGGTTTACCACCAATAAAAGGAGAGAAACATATTATTACAAGTTTTATTCTTACTAACGACACTATCCACCAATGAAAACTTTTAAAAAAAATGTAGGTTTTAAAAATTTTATTTTTGAACAACCTAAACAACTTACACCACAATTCTGTGAAAAATTAATTCATCTTTATGAAACTCACCCTCGATCAATAGAGTTACGTAACCCTGGAGAAACTATTGGTTTTAAAGGTCCAGACGCATTACGAGTGAAACAATCAGAAGATTTAATAATTTCTGGTATTCCAGAATTTAAAAATGAAGATAAAATACTAGAGATTTCACTGAGCAAACTTTTACGTAATTATATAGATTATTTGTCTAAAAACTTTCATAGTACATATAATGAACTAGAAAGGTATAATTATGAAGACAGTGGGTTTCAAATACAAAAAACAACCCCTGGCGGTTTTTATAACTGGCATCAAGATGCTTTTGAAACTAGATTTTTTACTTATATTTATTATCTAAATGATATTAAGAATAAAGGTGAAACACAGTTTGCTAATGGTTTAAAAATTAAGCCAAAGCAAGGTAAAGCTCTTATGTTTCCAGCAACTTGGGAATATGTACATAGAGGTATTGCTCCGAAAGATGAAATAAAATATATTGCTACAGGTTGGATAAGTGTTAAATATGCTAATCCTAATAACTCTTTAGAACAAAATTTAGAATTAACAGAACAAATTTAGATGAAATTATTTATTACATTATTATTGCTAAGTTCAATGTCTTCTGTATTAGCACATCCAGAGATAGACCTACATACTCACGATGCAGATACCGAGGTGGAACAGCCAGCTAGGTCTTAAGGTACCCACTGTTCCTAAAGAACTACCCCCGATGCAAATCGAGTTTAAGCCACCTGAAGCTCGAATTCCAGGGTATAAGCCTATGGTTATTCCTCCAGCTGATCTGGAGGCTCCTGAAGGGGTAGAGAAGGAGGAAACAAAAGAAGAGACACCACCCCCTCCACCTAAAGTACAAATACCTGTATTAGATATACAGATGCCATTACCAACTGCAGAAGTAGTAGCAACTGCTACCTATGCAGCTGTGGCTGCTGTAGCAACTACAACTTTAGCTACACCATTCTTTGATCAAATAAAGAAAAAACTACAGAAATTCCTACAAGG